CCAAAACCCTGACTATTTTGTTGAAACTCAACAAGTAACCGGGGATGATAACGAAACAATTGTTGGCCATGTTATCACTGCGTCACGAAATCTTCGTCTTGACTTTGACTTCACACCAGAAGGTGAACTGCTTGAAGATGTGCCAACCAGAACCATCGCTGCTCGAAACTTGTTTAAAGAAATGTCTGATCATGGACACGATAAAGCATATCTCGAGTTCATCATTGATCCAGATTCAATGCTTGTTCCATCAATGGAAATCCAAAAGCAAAACTACATGGCTATTTCTCCAGTGATTACAAATCAAATCAATTTGATTTTCCAATTACGAAACAACGATCCAGAAGCTGCGGCATCACAACTGCGAGCCTTTGAACGATTGCTTTCTATTCAGAAAGAAAACATTTACGACTACATTCCAAAATCGATGTACGATGCAATTATTTCTATGCAGCCTTCAGAAATTCCACCTCCATCAGCTGAAGAGCCAATCGATAAAACTAAACTGTACAAAGATGCTCCGGCTGATGTCCAGCGTGAGATTGAAGAGCAAGCTGGGCTTGAACCGTCTCAAGACAACATGACGGCACCACAAACCCCTGGAACAATTCCACCAATCAAGCGAACAAATCCGCCAGCTGGAATGCCGGGAGAATCTTCTGATCCAAACTTAGCCCGACCGAAAGGTCCAGAGCAAATTGCTCGACCGCAAAGTCCAATGGGGTCAGCGGTCGATGCAAGTATGGGGCAAGCGGCTAACTTACCATTCTTTCCAGGCTAATAAATAAGTATGTCAGATCAACCAACAGAACAGCAAAGTAACCTACAAAAAAGAATCGCTTTTGCGACAAGTGAACATGTCGCTACCGTTGTTGAACTACTAAAAGAATGCGGTGGAGCAGCTTCGCTTGTGGGTGAGTCTGAGTATGCGACCGTTGTTAATGCGGTTACTCTCGATGCCCAGCAAGATATGATAAAAAAGTTTATCAACAATCTTGATATGATTAGAAACCAAAATTTCCAAGAACAATAATGTCTAAAAAACCAGTAGAACTCAAAAAAGAGAATTACACCATTCAGGTGAATTACGACAAAGAAGCTCAAGAAAAAAAGCTGATGAAATTCATAACTCCATCTGGAGATGAGTTTACAATCAGTGCTGAAGAAATGTCCACCATCTTAATTGGTCAAGTAAATTCCGAAGTGGTTGAAGCCACGTTTGTTGAAACTGATAGAGTGAACGTAGTTGAAGTTGAGCGACAGATCGCAGTACGGGCTGACCGTGATATTAAAAAAGGCGAAGAGATTCGTTTGAATTATGCTCACCCCTACCCGGTAGAATTTGCAATCATCGAGGAAGCTGCAAATATCGCTCGGATTAAAAAAGACGTACCAGTCATGACTCTCACCAAAGATTATATCGATAGTGTGAAAGCAAAAACTACAGATGAACAGCGGAAATTTGTTGATTCATTTTACGCATTCTTCAAAGATCTCTTCAAAAAAAAGTCAGTCACTAACTCTCCATAGGGATAGTGACGTTATTATTTTAAGAACCCTTGATGGCAGGATAGCTATCATAACGTATGTCTCTAGCGACAAAAATAAACAAAGCTAAGAAGTTAAAAATTGCAGTACCAGAAGGTGCGACAGAAGAAGTAGTCGACGGACTAATCGAAGCTGAAGAAGCAAAAATTACAGCTGAAAAAGAAGAAGACAAAATCAAAAAAGCTGCAGAAAAAAAAGCCGCTGATGCAGCTCTTAAAACCAAACTCATTTTGAAAGATGTGGATGGGGATGATGTTGACCAAGCTGATTATTTCTACCCTCGCAAAGCAGACGAGAAAATCGATGGTAAAGAATTTAAGAAAACTTCTGAAACAGCCCCTACGTGGTTCAATCGAACTTGCGGTTATCCAGTAGAACGAGAGGAGTTAATCGAAGTGTTCAATCAGCAGTTTTCTAAGAAAAAAGGATTCCTGTTTTACAAGCAGCGAGATAGCGAAGTGTACCTTGTTATTGTTCCACTTAAATATGCGACGACAATTAGTGGCTCAAATGAATCACAACCTGGGGATTACCAACGACACGCAATGTCTTTCATTTCAGAAGGATCAGTCAACATAGATTCATTAAAGATGAAGCTAAAAAGGATTGCTAACCACAGTTCTATCTCCAAGGAACCTCTTGCTTAATTGTCAAGACGTTATATTATTAAATTAACTCACGAGACGACTGCGATAGTGTCGGATAACATATGAGTGATCAACAACCAAACGTACCGGAAGCAAACGATGATGCGGTTCTGGATGCAGAATTGGCAAAAAGTATTGCAGACGTACAAGCCGGAAATGCTCTCGAGCCTACAAAGCCTGAAAGCAAAACTGAGGGGGAAGAAGATACTGGTGAAGAAGCACCGACTGGTGAAGATGAACCAACAGAAGGTGATGAGCCTACTGATGCTGAAAAACCCACAGGAGAGGAAGCTGGCGACTCTCAACCTGAAGAAGCTGAAGGAGAAGATGAATTTCGTATACCTCAAAAGGGCAAATGGGAAACTGATGAAGCGTATGAAAAGCGAGTTGAACTGTTCGATTTAGTTCGAAGGCGACGAGCTGCTACTACTCCGGAAGCTAAGAAGGAACTTTCTGAAGAAATCTCAAAGGCTAAAGGTGACTTGAAAACTTTGGGTGGGACGGAAAGATTTACTAAACCCCCGACTGAAGAAACTCCAGAAGGTGATCCAAATCCTCAATTAGAATCAGACAAAAACCGAGCCAAAGAGCTGGGACTGATGACAAAAGAAGAAGTGGCGGAATATCTCCGTCAAGAGCGTATCACTCAGGAAGTCCAATCTGATTTGAAAGGTTTCATAGAAGCACATAAAGAGTTGCAAGACGAAGATGTGCGAGAAGTATTCTTTGACTTTGTGGATAATAACTACAACTGGCAAGGGAAAACGGGACAAGATTTCAAAGCCGTTCTTGGAATGGCATATGACAACATGTTTCGACCTTCTGAAACTGTTCAGGAACGAGTACTGAAAGGTGCTAATGTTTCGAAAAGTGTAAATGCGATGCAGTTTCCAGGTGGAACCACCACGAAATCATCACATTCTCCTGAAATCCAAAAATCAATTGACGAACTGAAAGCGACAGGAATGTCCGAAGAGAAAGCTCTTGAATTACTTGCTGAAGATTAACCTTCATAGGTAATATTTTTGAAGTATGACTTTCATTCAAAGCGTGATCAAAAATCCAACTCGTTCACTCCGAGATGTTGCAAAGGGGTCAGCTGTAGCCACAGTTAAAGGTCAGGTGCTTGCATTTGATACTGGACTTGCGGTAGCAGCTGACAACGGCACAACTCGACCAGAAGTGATTGGTATCTGTAACAAAACTATCGCATCAGGAGATGCTGAAACAGTGGTTCCAGTAATCGACATTTTTGAGAAGGACGTTTGGCTTGTTGACTCAACAAACAACTCCAATGCAGCACACAACGGTCAGTTAATGGTGCTTGGAGCAAACGCAGGACTCGTAAACAACACTGGAACAACTGCAGCAGCAGGTATTGTCCAGCAGGTCGGTGTTTACGGAGCGGCAGCAGACAAGAAAATTCTTGTTCAGTTTGTCCAATAATTACTAATCCTCTAATCAATTTTCAAGTATGAGCGGAACTATCCAGGACTACGCAGTAATTGTGAACAACGTGCTGAAGCACATTGCTCCAAAAGTTGCAGCTGAAACACGATCAGAATACCTTGACTTCATGCACAAGGTAGAGGACAACCAACGTATCTATTCAGATACAGGTGTCACCGGTTTGGGAATGGCCGAAATCATTCCAGACGGAGGTGTAGGTTCGTCTGATGCTCCAATTCAGGGGTATTCAAAAAACTACACGCAAATGCACTTTACAAAGAAAGTACGTCTGACTTTCCAGTCAAACTTCTTCCTCTTTGAGAGTGCTGCTGCAAAGATTAAAGGTGCGGTAAAAGGCAAGGTTCTTGAAGGTAAGAACTCAATCGAGTTAGCTAAAAACTACCTTGCTCAGTGTCTCCTTTCACAAGGATTCGGAACTTCATTCACATGGAATCCGATTAACAACGTAGGTACTCCAACTCCAATTTCAACACTCGGTGCTGATGCGGTTGCGTACTGGTCAACTTCTCACCCTCGGGAAGATGGTGGTCCAGTATGGAGTAACGTCATTGTTGATACTGTCCCATCACCACAATTCACTTACTCATCATTGCTTGCCGCACGTCGACAGCAATCGTTGAAGAAAGATGGACGTGGTATGCCGTTGATGTCAATGCTTGATACACTCGTAGTACGAGCTG